GTTTGATAAAGCCTTTCGACTTATTCTTGCCAAGTTTCCTGGCGCTCTTCGTCTCATTCAAACCTATCTACCCTATCAAAAGCCACAGCTAGAAGGAATCAAGGAAAGTGAAAAGGAGCCTTTAAAAAATATTATCAAAGAACGAATGGCGAACATCAAAACCACCATCGAGCATTCCAACCATACTGTCAAAAATATGCAGTACGAGCAATATTACCGCAATTTAAAAAAACTTCTGGTTGTCATTGATGAAGCAGAGGGAACCGCCTCTGGTGTCTCGATTGATACTGTACACAAACGCATCAAAGATAAGTTTCCAAAAGAACGAGTCTACTATGTACTAATGGAGTTAGCCTATTACTTATTACATCCAGAGCAAATTACACGAAATGCGGATGATTGGATGAAACTATTGGATTCCGTGGAAACACTGAATCTAGGCTCCATTGTAAAATCACTTCATGATACCAACCAACACACCATGAGTGTTGACGTGGATCGCGTAGAAAAAGCAACCGTTCTCGATGAATCCACTCTTTCTCCTTATGATGACACTGCGGAACTCAAGAAGCGCCTAGAGGCCATTATGCAATTATTTGTGACTCGCAAATATTTAAAGAAAATGGCTCGCAATTCGAAGGGGCCCACTGTGAACGATGATACGATTAATTTGTTGAAATCGAAAATGCCACGACCAATGGTGGGTGGCACAAACGAAGTTAAAAACGAAGTTAAAAACGAAGTTAAAAACGAAGCTCCCAAGAACATTACAATTTCCAGTAATTCTGTGTACAATATGATGATGCCCTTCTTCGAGTTCTTCAAACAAAAATACGAACCCATCACCTCCATTCTCTCCCATGCTACCCATGTGGAGGGCATCTCCTTAGCATCTCTTGCCAAGCTCTTATTTATTTGCCAGACCATTACGGCACAAACACCTCTCCAACACGGCATCTATCGATTGACTCATCCGGATCCATCCGTCATGGAGTTCCTTCGAAATCAACTCGGTGCGATTCAAGCGTATCTGAACGTAGCGGAACGAACCAATGATGAAAAGAAAGGATTTGCGGATGCTGTACAATTGATACCTGCTGTATCCATTACTTCACTCTTAAACAAGTTCGGTAAATCAGGTCACTACACGGATCCCGATGCGATACCCAATCTTCACGTGATGATGCGAGGAATTAATGTACAACCCTATGAAAACAAGGATAACATGACAGGTCTAGAGGATCTTCACAATGATCAGCAAAAAGAGGATATTTTTAATTCAATCAATCAATTTATTAATGATAAGGATATCTATCTTGTTTGTAATGAATCCAAATCAGTTCAGACGCCTATGAATGTATATGAGATTGATGTAAATGAAGTGAACGTCGCCTCCAAAGTGTGTCCCATTAATCTGCTCAGCGATCACTATTTTAATACACACAAGGAACCCATTCTTACACTCGAGCAGATTATGGATGTACAATCGACTATTGTTTACAATCATGGCATGCTCGCCTTGAGTATGTTTATGGAATCCGAACACCTCTTACAATAATAGAATGCCTGATACCAAACCAGCGACGTCTACATTTAGCATGAACCGTGTTCTGCTCAAGGCTAAATATGCCATCTATAGCGCTCTTATCTTCTTTCTCTTGGCCAATCCTGAAACTGCCCTTGTTCTTCAACGTATCGTCGGTGGATTATTTCATGTAGTGACATCCGGCGGAGCCTTGACCATTTATGGATTATTTCTTCATTCTGCTTTATTTTTCTGCGTGATGCTGGGTCTCATGTTGTTGCCGAGTGAATAGGCTGAACCGCTCTTTTTAACATTGCCTCTTGATCCTTTGCATATTGAAGACCTGGGTATACCTGTTTAAATAAAATCATTTGTACCATCATTTCTGCCACATTATCTTTGAACCCCTTCTTCTTAAAAAAACTGAAGAGATTCACTCCCTGGCTCTTATGTTGTCCTGAAAAGATTGCGTTCCATCCACCCTTTGGTACCCAGTCCATGTCTATCTTATACACAACCATATGGTTTAGATTCAAAAAAAGTAAGTGCTATCAATAGAATGATGAAACGTGGCATTGTGTTTATTGTATTGCTTCTTGCTCTTATTTTTATTCGTGTTAAGGTTAATGAGGGATTCCAGGGCGAAGGTCCCATGGTGGTCATTTGTAAGGCAGATTGGTGCGGACATTGCAAGAAAGCTGCGCCCGAGTTCGACAAGCTTTCCTCCGCCTCTCCCATTACCCTCTCCAATGGAACCCAGGCGAGCATCAAGATCTTGGATGCCGATCAGAATAAAGACGAGATCAAGAAATATAACGTTCGAGGTTATCCCAGTATTATGATCGTAAAGGGTTCCGATACGACTGAGTATCCGGGTGAGAGAACCTATCAGGGTGTCGTTGATTTTCTGAACCAGATGTGAGCCGATGTCCATTTAAGGTACAATCAATAGAGAAGTAGTATGGACAAATTTTCGGTAACCCTTCTCCCTGGTCATATCCGCTTATATAAGTGTAATCGAGAAGAGTTTCAACGCATTGTCCGTCACAAATTTTATAATATCACGAAAGATATTCTGTGCCAGACCATGTTGGATGATGAAATCACGTTCTATTTACACGTATTGGAAGATAATGCCGCCACCCATGCGGTATTTCAATCGATATGTAGTACGAACGATATTCGAACGTATCGCGTAATTGATATTCATGAAGATATGCCTGGTATCGATCATGTAGGGATCATTTATCGAATCTCTAAACGATTTGTGGAACGACACATCCCGATTTTATATATTAATACATATGGTCACAATATGGTAGTAATATTAAGTGAACACCTAGCTAATGCAATGGAGGTTCTAAAAGAAATAGCATATGTATAACCAAGTAAAATTTGATTTCAATATGGATCCATATGATAATCAAACATGTCCATTCATACACTCAATCATGCTCTTCGCACACTGTATTCTATCCCTGAACCGATCATCACCTATACCCAACGCCTCGACATCCGCAATTTGTTTGCCGACCTCTCCTATTCTGCCTATCTCCTTCACAATCCCGAGCACGAAATCATTACCCTCACTTTTCCACGCGAATGTGAACGAATCACCCGTCTTTCCAATAATCATGGCTGTAGAATGGTCTACTATGTTACAGTAAACGGATTCTTGAAAGAGGTTCAGATCACTCCGAATTGTGTAATCGATGTAGATTCCACTACTTCGATTACCATCTATACCCGTTCCAAACCCGATCTCATCATCACATTCGATATGACATTGTCTAAACCTTCGATCCGTTCTAAGCTCTAAATGGATCGTCTCCGTTTGGATCGATCCTTTATTTGAACACTAAAAAAATCAATCACGGCCTGTTTCCCTTTCTCAATGATCTTTTGTTTTGTCTCTTCGTCAAATGAAAAATCTAAAATATTGATCTCCCCCAACATGATCGGAATACATCGCGCATCATAACATTGGATCTCGATGTTAGCTTTTTCTTGTAATGCAATATACATCGGGCGCGTGATCAATTCATCGATCCCCATCTCCATCAGATCCACTACTTTTTCTACCGAGGTTCGGATCAAAATACTGAGTGTCTGTTCATGTTCTTCTTTTGGTAATACAAACAGCGGATAATTACTGATCACTGCCCCGTCTACTAAATAATGGCCTGTTTCAGGGCATTGAAACGGCTGAAAATAATACGGGGCCGACATGGACGCTCGTACTGCGTCTGAAACTCGATAATGGGGTGTCGTCGTCGCACTAAACGTAACCGGTTTCACATCATTCAAATCCGATGCCATGATACGAAGTGACTTTCCAAACCGATCATAACATTGTTGAAAGGTGAGATCGGACGACACCCCTTTTACATGAAGACATGCGTCGATGAGACGCTGTAATCGTTCTCCTGTATCCAATCCAAAATGAAGGATCCATCCCGGAATCGAATCCATCTCTTTGATATTGGTGAAATCAAAACGAATCGAAAAATCCATCAGTTCTTCTAACGTAAATCCGATACATAAGCACATTGCCACCATCGATCCAGCCGATACCCCCATCCATTCTTTTATGATAGACAATGGGACATGTTTTGATATCTCTTGTAATGCTCCCACATGTGCCATCGCACAGATCCCTCCACCCGATAAATAGATCCGATGCGGAAGCATTTCTGATTCATAGTGGAGATGTTCCCTTAGACGCGTTTATGTTGTGACTGAATAGGATGCTTTCTGGTCATTTATCTGTCTCAGGAGGGCATCAGATTTACTATGAAAAACATGGAGCGCGCGATGCTCGACCCGTTGTTGTACTACACGGCGGGCCTGGTGGCGGAATGAATCGAATTATGTTACAATCGTTCGATCTTAACAAATGGTGCGTGGTCTTATTTGATCAACGTGGATGTGGCAAATCAACGCCCTTTGGGTCATTAGAACATAACACTACCTGGGATTTGGTAGACGACATTGAATCTCTTCGTACCCATTTTGGGTGGGATTCATGGTTTGTTACAGGCGGATCGTGGGGAACTACTCTCGCGCTCGCCTATGCGGAAACTCATCCGTCGCGTGTCACTGGACTCTTACTGCGTGGCGTTTGTTTGTGCGATGATGATTCCTTCCGTTGGTTGTATCAGGAAGGAGGAGCATCTGAAATCTTTCCAGATACGTGGAAAGGATTTCTGTCCGTCTTACCTAAACGTCTTCATACCGCAGATTGGTTGACCATTGCTCGCTATTATCAAAAAGGGCTGAAAGGCCCTCATGCGCAACGCTTCGCGAATGCCTGGTGGAAATGGGAGAGTAGTGTTTCCTTCTTATTGCCAAAGAAAGATGATGCGAAACCAAAGGAGGCATTGGCGTTGGCTCTACTAGAAAATCACTACTTTGTGAATGGATGCTGGTTGAAAAAAGATCAGCTCCTCAAGGGACTTCATAAACTACGGCATATTCCATTTACGATCATTCACGGGCGCTATGATCTTGTGTGCCCCATTTCTGCGTCGTTTGCGATCAAAGATGCGCTACCTCATGTAAAACTATGTATTACTCCCGATGGAGGTCATGCTTTTGCGGAACGAGGCACTACACATCGCTTTAAAGATGTTGCGCGAACCATGCGACGGGCATGGCCCTTACGAAGTGTACGAAGAACTCAAAAGAAAGCGCGTGAATAGACCTGTTACATTTGTTTCATAACAACAGTAATGGATCAGGGTACACCACAATTAAATCCAGCCGATCTCTATGATAAACGCAAATCCAAAGACGCTTCTCGTCTCCGAGCCTACAATAAAATCTTAGAGCAAATCTATAATCGTATTCGTGTCAGTTCCAAACTTCCCAACTCACAATGCTATTTGCTCTATACGGTCCCACCATTTATTCTAGGATTACCCAAGATCGATATTGAAGATTGCGTGATCTACCTAATTTATCAGCTACGTCACGCAAAATATGAAGTTCGATATACACCTCCGAATATGTTATATATCTCCTGGTTACACCACGAGAAGTCTTATTTGACAGAACAATCTCCCATTATGCAATCGATGTTAGAATCCGCAGAGAAAACGAACGCAGAGATGGAGCGAAAAGAACGAGAAGCATCGCGCTTGATTCAAGGAAAGAAATCTCAAAAAAAGGTTCGAATGTTTACGCCTGGACAATTTCAAGGAATGGGAGGTCCACGTGCTGCAATTTCAACTGTACTCAATCGCCCCTTATCTAATCCTACTGCTGGTCCACCGCCGCCATCTGCTGCGGAATATGTACCACCTTCTTCCTTTTTACAAAATGTGGCCCAACCCGTCAATACCATTGTCCAGCCAAAATCCAATATGGATTATTTCCGCTAAGCACTTTTTAGAACTTCGTTAAGTAGATGAATACCCTACAGAAGCGATTCTATCTATTTCTATTTGGTTGTATTGGTGCGCGCACTGTATTTACTGCTGCAGCGGCTCACGCTAGTCTACCTACCCTACGTATAATGGGAGCACTTGCTCTTATTCCCGTATTGGGATGGTTGTATATTATGTTAATTGGAGAGCGAACTACTGGTCCTGAAGTATTTGGTGGAACGATCTGGTGGCAGAATCTACGCCCGGTTCATACTCTCTTATGGGCAGGATTTGCCTATCGAGCGATCTATGGATTCACATCTGCGTGGCGTTTGTTAGCCATTGATACACTGATTGGGCTCGGTGCGTTCTTATTTCATCATTATTCAAATGGAAATCTACCGAAAATGTTAAAGAGTCCCATTTAGAATCTCATGAAGACGCTTAGATACAGCCGGTCCAACCTTTCTTGCCCCCACTTTAACTGCCTCTATCTCTTTAGCCGGCGCATCCATGATTACTCGAAGTGAGCCAAAATGAGTAATCAACGCTTCCGACATCTTTACCGACACCCCAGGACACTGTGCCAGACACGCAATGGCAAACTGTTTGGGATCCGCCGCATTTACCTTCTTTTGAACATGGATCCCATCCGTCATTTTAATCCGCTCCGTGGTTTGACGAAGTCGTGTCGGATCTTCCTTCCATTGTTCCATCAATGTTTGAATTAATTCAGCTGTTTCTTGAACCGAGCTGGTTTGAATCACAGGAATCTGGTAATGAAGTACGAGACGTTCCACGAATTTCATGAGCGCCGATTTTTGAAGACGTCCCGTGGATGACGATAACGACCCTTCTAGAATATACATGGGCTGTGTTTTATTTTCTTCACAGAACGCCAGAATACGACCTCGCTGCTCTCGATATCTCCCATCTAAAATGGATGCCTCCAAATCACGAATGGATTTACGTTCAATCACCAACCCACCTTCCACCATTTTTTCTTCCTCCATTCCGATCCAAATATCGCCGACAGGAAGTGCCTTCACGGTTACATCCTTCAATAACGTAATTAATTCTGATTCTCTTGTATCTAACCAAAACATACTATGACAAGTATACTATGTTTTGTTTAGATCTCTGCCTAAATAAAATCAGCGAGAAGTAGGCAATGAGTCATCTTCAACTTCGAGAGGGCGAATTAGAACGCTTGCATAAGAATCATCCTGATAAAGTACCTGTATTTGTTACCAAATCATCTAATTCAAAGGACACTCTCGCCGATATCCGAAAACATAAGTTCTTAGTTCCTTCCGAATTAACCATGGCACAATTCATAGCTACCATTCGCCGATGGATTCTTCTTAAACCAGAAGAAGCTATCTTCTTATTTATTGGGAATACACTACCGATGACCGGCTCGACGATGGGCGAACTTCACGCGCAACACAAAGGCACCGACGGCGTTCTTCGCATATGTTATTCGACCGAAAATACATTTGGTTAATCATTACGTTTGCGATGACGACGATTGTACTTCTTCACCGCATGTGATTCCGAAGTCGTATTGGGAACAAATTCAGGAATACGTGCCACACTCTGTTTGGGAGACTCTGGCACTACATCGTGTGTAGTCTCTACAGGAATTATAATCTTCAGATTGACCGGTGGAAAATCGACAATCTCTTTCACTTCTACTTTCGGCTCTACCTTCTCTTCTTTTAATTCTACTACTGGTTCCTCCTTAGCTTCCTCTTTTACCTCTTCCACAATCGGAGTCAATGAACGCTCCTCGGCTTCGATCACCGTGACGGTGTTCTCCAAATCAAGAACAATTGGTTTCACAGGCTCAAGATGTACAACTTTTCGCGATACATATGGTATTGAAAGATACGTACCCATCCTACCTACTATCCAGTTTATTCGGTTTAGGTCGCCATTTTTTTGTATTATATTGATCCAAAAAAATGTATTATATTATCAAAATGTTATGATATACACGATTAATTCCAAGCAGGCATTGGGTACGATGTTGTAAACATTCTGTCCACGCCAGGCGTCCATTGCGGATTATCGTTCTTTCCCTTACCAACACGCTGACGCGCATTCATAAATGGATTTAGTCCTGCTGCTAAATCGGAAGCCGGATAAGGGATCTCAATGGTTTCTTCACCACGCTGGCGCATCACCTGTTGCTGTGCTTGCTTCTCATCATCTTCCCATATAATCGTGGGGTTCTTCTCTTTCACTTCTGTTATCTCCCAGATATTCTCGCCCTGCTTTGATTTTTGAATCACTGGAATCAGTCCCTTCTTATCATATACCTTATCAAGTAAGTTCTTCACATCATCCACTGAATAGGTAAGTAGGTCCTTGCTTGATTTCGGCTGGTACGTTTGAAGAATCTTACGCTCGGCCTCTTCTGTTGATTCAGCAACAGGTGATTCCATACCTTCCTTTAAATAAGGCGCTGGTTGAGCAGCGTAGTTCACGTCCTTTGTATACTGTATTTGCTTCTCCTGAAAGTTCTGAGATGCCGGTCCTTGAGTCGACCAATCCAACGGGTACCGGGTCATGGCGTCGCTGATTTGTTGCTGCGATGCCTCTCGGGATCCTTGATTTTGAAATACAGCAGATACTTCATATTCATCTCGTTCAGGTTGTGCTGGATATGGCTTTTCCGGCAAGGATGCGTTCGGATTCGTATTAGGCGAACCATTTTGGTCGAATCGCGGGGCCGAATCCTGAAAGGTTTCGAAATATTTACGACTTCCCAGATAAATGGCCATGTATCCGATAAGTAATAAAATGATGATGGTGTATGGTACGGATCCTTCCATGGTCTCTCTATATTAATAACAGAATCCTAAAGTAGAATGGGCACTCGAAAAGGTCATAAAGGTCCCAAAGGCCGTAGATTCAAACCCCGTAGAACTGCTCGCCGTCAGTCTAATATGGGAAGTATCTTACCACCACTTGATGTTCGCTCCAAAGGAGCATTGGGTGCCATGATGAAACGAATTAAGAAAGGTCCTTTGACCATTGTGCTTGTATATGCTGATTGGTGTGGTCACTGTCATCACTTTATGCCACATTTTGATGCGGCTGCGAAGAATAGCAATCGATCCATTCAAGCCGTAAAAGTCAATGATACCATGGTCAATGAAATGAACCAGGTTCTGAAGAAAAATAATCAGCAAGTCAAGGAAATCAACGTGGACGGATACCCAAGCGTTCTCCTTGTTGGACCTGATGGCAATCAGGTTACTACCGTTGAACCCGTGAAAGATACGAAAGTGATGACCGAAGTCATGAATCAGTCCGCACAGATGGCAAACGAGGCGGGTCTTAACACTAAGGTTAACAACAAGATGAATACTCTGCCTACCACAGATGAAGTAGAAGTAACGACAAATGCTGAAATGAATACATCGCTCGGTGCCAACAATCGCAAATCAGGCCCCAATATTAATACATTGAAGGCAAACGTCCCCGATTTCATTGCCAATTCCATGGGTGAAAATAAGGGCGTATCGGTTGCTATGAATAAACCCAATCGCGCAATTATTAATAAGGTTAACAATACGGTTAACAATACGGTTAGCAACACGGTTAATAAAGTGAATAATCATACTTCCAGTATGAAAGTCATGGAAGAAGATGCCGAACAACAGGCGTCTCTCTATTCTCCTCCTTCCAATGGCCCCTCTCTTGCCATTCCTCCTGTCACAACGGATAACGATTTGGAATCCATTCGTGAACCCGCATCGATGAAAGGAGGAAGTTTGTATGCCGCCATGTCACAGTCCGCCTATACTCTTGCCGCTCCTGCGGCGCTGTTGGCAACCGCTGCTCTCATGATGCGACGAAAGACACGCAGTAAGAGAAAACGCACGCATAAGAAGCATCATAAACGCGGATAAAAATTGAACCGCGCTTTCCCTCTTGGAAATAGCTAACCATGTCTGACCTCGTCTTTCATTTGTTAGATATCCAAGCGCGCGACATGCGTATCGAGTCCGAGCAGGAAGATGTCGTGGAGGTCGCCTACGATTCCCATTCCGACGAGGATGATGAAATTCAAACCCGTCGTCAAAAAAAGAAGACTACTACTTCCGCCTCTCAGCGACAATTCATTATTCACTTATTTGGAGCGACCGAAACCGGCCAACCCCTTCGCTGCGACGTGACTGGGTTTCGCCCCACCATGTACCTTCGACTTCCCGAAGAGAAAACATCCGCGGCCGCACAAACCATTCAAAAATACATTCGCGACCAACTCACCAAACAACGCGTCGCCTTCTCTGATCTTACGATTACCCGCATCACCAAGAAAATCTTCTATGGATTCACGGCAGGTACCTTCTATCCCTTTCTTCAAATCGATGTGCCCTCGCTCAGCCTCTTTCGAACCCTTCGTTCCATGTTCTTGGATGAGTTTCTGAATGCGACGATGTACATCGATGACAACATGAACATCGTTGCAAAGCGTCCCGACTTTCCACCGCCTCGTGGTAAAAAGGTCGAAGTCTTCGAGGCTAATTTGGACCCTATGCTTCGATTCCTTCACGTTCAGAACATTCAGCCCTGTGGCTGGGTACTCGTCAAAGATGGAAAACAATCCATCACTAGCGAAAAGGGTCAGCCACTCGTTCTGGAATGTGACTTTGAACAAATCGTACCAACCCAGGGCCCGCGCGTATCCGCTCCATTCTTAACGGCTTCATGGGATATTGAGTGCTTCTCTCGAACGGGTGATTTCCCTGTTCCCAAACGAACCTGGAGCAAAGCGGCGAAAGAACTGCTGAAACTTAGCACCTCTGGCGACGATGCTGCGTCTATCATTGGTAATAGCATTTGTACCACTGACATGAATCCCCCCGATACTCTTCATAAGGGAATGACCCCAATCTATGCGACCTTTCGAAAGGGATTTACTCTTGAATCGGTAAGAACGGCCCTTGCCAAAGCATCCGCTCAGTTTGATGCCGTGTTTCAACTGGCCGATGGACAGGAGGCAATGGAAGTACTTCTCGAAAAAACACTTCAGCGTTATCTCGTTTTGGAAGGCGACCCCGTGATTCAGATTGGAACGACGCTGACTCGTGGAACCAAAGAATCGACCGAACGACATCTGTTTGTCTTTCCTGACTGCGCCCCCATTGATGGGATTGAGGTTCACGCCTATCCAACGGAAGCATTGATGATTAATGCCTGGTTTGATTGGATGATTGAACGTGATCCTGACATTCTGATTGGATACAACGTCTTTGGTTTTGATGAGTCTTACTTGTGGGCGCGCGCCGAAGAACTCAAACTGGTCAAAGACAATGCCCCCTTTCATGCCATGAATCGCCTCGTCGAACTCGCAGGAGAGCTGAAGCTCGAAGAGAAGTTCCTCAGTTCCTCTGCCATGGGAGACAATCGTATGTACATCTGGACGACACATGGTCGTCTTCAAATTGACTTGTTCCATTATATCAAACGCAACAACGTCTTGCCATCATATAAACTAGATGAAGTCACCAAACATTTCATGTCTGGAAAACTGAAAAAACAAACCTATGATTCACAAACTCGTCAGTTGCGCTTAGAAGTGGCAGGCGCCATCAAAGATGTTCGTGCGGGACGTGCCATTACGCTACTCGACGAAACCGGCGAAACCGTGTCTCAAAAACTAATGATCGATGCGGTCGACGGAAACGTACTTCAGATTACTTGTGAGTTGGACGATGATGCCCTGTTGGAAATGGAAGATGCCACCAAATGGGTCGTCGTGAAGGATGATGTTAGCCCGCAGGATATCTTCCGTCTTCATCGTGAAAGCGCAGAAGGTCGTGCCATCGTTGGTCGCTACTGCTTACAAGATTGTGACCTGGTCATTGACCTGTATCGAAAACTAGAAACCTTTAACAACTCCATGTCGATGGCGAACGTTTGCTCCGTTCCTGTCAGTTATATCTTTACACGTGGACAAGGTATTAAAATCGAATCTCTCATGTTCAAATGCTGCAGAGAACGTGGTGTCGTGATTCCCGTCTTGCCCGCTCCCACGCAAGGAGGCGATGATTCCTATGAGGGTGCGATTGTCTTGGACCCCCAGCCTGGATTCTATTCCACTAGTCCCATTGGAGTATGCGACTTTGCGTCTCTATATCCTTCCACAATTGTCAGCGAAAACATCAGCCATGATTCCCTTCTCTGGGTCAAGGACTTTACCAACGAAGGTGAACTGATCGCGCATCAGTGGGGCTCCGAAGTCTATGACGAATGTGAGGGGTATGCTTTCACAGATATTGAGTACGATATCATTCGTCCTGATCCGTCCGATGGTCGCAAACATCCTCGTAAAATCAAGTGTGGTCGTCGCATCTGCCGTTTTGCCCAACCACTTGACGGAACCAAGTCCACTCTGCCTCAAATTACGACGTGGTTGCTTACCGCTCGTAGTGCGAAAAAGAAAGAAATGAAAGCCGAGAAAGACCCTGAGCGTTATGCTCTGCTAGATGCCGAACAGCTGGCCTACAAGCTGACAGGTAATTCGCTATATGGACAACTGGGCTCTGGTACCTTCAAGATTCGTCTTCAAGCACTGGCTGCGTCAGTTACCGCCTATGGTCGCAAACAGATTCTATACGCCAAAGCCGCCATTGAACAGTTTTATGGACCCGCTGCGAATCTGAAACATGGTAGTGCGAATGTCATGTATGGTGACACGGACTCTCTGTTTGTCGAGTTTAACGTTAGAAATCCAGAAACAGGTGAACGGTTGACGGGTCGTGAAGCCCGTGTGGCCACCATCGAAATGACCGATGAAGCGGGCGCACTCATTACGAAAACCCTTGCTGCTCCGCACGACTTTGAGTTCGATAAGGCATTTGACCCCCTTCTGATGTTTTCGAAGAAGCGATATGCCGGCAACATGTATGAGGAGAATCCTGACGACTACGTTCACAAATACATGGGTATTGCGCTAAAGCGCCGTGATAATGCGCCCATTGTCAAGACAATCTTCGGTGGAGCCATGAAGATGTTGTTGGATAAGAGAGATGTTGTAGGAGCCTTTCAGTTTGTGAAGGAGAAGTGCTTGGAACTCGTGGATGGCAAAGTGAGTCTTGGTCAGTTGACCGTTACGAAATCACTGCGTGCCGACTATGCTGACCCTGCTCGTATTGCCCACAAGGCTCTAGCAGATCGCATTACGTTGCGAGACCCAGGTAATGCTCCTGCTGCGGGAGACCGCATTGGATACGTATACATCAGCGCCAAGGCCGGTCAAGAAGCATCGAAGCTACAGGGCGAGCGGATTGAAACCCCACAATTTATCAAAGACCATCAGCTGATTCCTGACTATCGACATTACATTGAACACCAGCTTCAGAATCCGATTTCACAGGCATTTGGATTGCTACTTGAGCAGATTCCTGGATTTAAACCAGAAATGATTCGTAATTGTCCCACTGTAACCGAAGACTTGGATAAGTATCTGGCGTTTCGTGAAGCAAAGGCCGCAGAGCTTCTGTTTTCCGATTGTCTACGACGATTCGAAAAGACAACGAGCCGTCATGCGATTACCAGTATGTTTGGAGGTAATGTAGTGATTACAAAAGCAATGGTATCAAAAGCTCCTACAAAAGCGACCGATGCTACAAAGGTGACATCGGAGTCAAAACCAGTAACGCGCCTTAGCGTTGCCAAACAAACTACCATGAGTAGCTTCCTTCTCGATTCCATGATTGTGGACAATAATGATAAGAAAAAACGGGCTGCGAAGGCTGCTGCCACACGCGCGGCAAATAAGAAAGACGCGGTGAAAGAATCCTCAAAATAAAATAAAATGATACGTTAGAAATGGGAAACGCCGAGTCACATCCGACCCATTTAAAATTAAAATTGGTAGATAACAAACGGATCGCGGAACGATTACTACAAGATGCGGAGGCAATCGATTTTTATTTGGATACTTGTCGACATGATCCCATGAACGCGAAGGCTCGTCGTAAACTTAACTATGCGATTAATTCATTATCATCCAAAGAGTATGAATACTACCAAACTGCGCTGGATAAGGTTGTAAAACAACTTCCGAAACGGCTTCAAATGGATTTACAAGAAGTATCGATTCTTTCTCTCATGCCGTCTGCGGACGGTGGAATGCCTCACACTCGCCCCTATCAGCTGATCTGTTTTCCGCATATTGAACAAGTGAAAACATCTCTTAGTACCATGATTCATGAACTGTGGCATGTTCATCAGAGAAAATACAAAGAAACATGGACTCGTGTATTTGAACAACTTGGATGGAGCGAGTGGAGCGGCCGACTTCCCGCATTCTTGGAAAAGAATCGCCGTCTTAATCCCGATACCATCGATAGCCCTTTATGGGTCTATCAGAATACATGGGTTCCTGTTCCTGTATTTCGCGACATTTCTCTTCCCTCTGTGGGCGAAGTAGATATCTGGTTTTATCACGTAAGCGAAGAATATCATCTCAAACAAATCCCTTCCAAAATGGAAGCTTTTTTCCCAAATCTACCACAAAGTGCCTATGAACACCCTCGCGAGATCACCGCGTATTTATTGGCCGATCATTCGCTCTATACCGACTCTCCTGCTATGAAATCTCTTCTTTCATCTGTAGGACAATTGGCAATTTCATAATCTCATGTATTTATAGTGAGAGTCATGTGCGTTCAAGATCGAAAATGTACCGCATGGATTTCTCTAGCGGGGATAGGATATCCCATAGAAGGGTGTCTTCGATCCGCTGGATGGTTGCGTTCTATTCGAATTCCCTGTTATCAATCCATCGTAAATCCCATGATGTATATCGAACGTTCCAATGAAACGATAACATGTCTTAAAACGGTTTCTCATGGTGCGTTTGGATACATTGATTGGGCAGTCTATCATAACGAGCAAGAGGAAAAATATGTATACATCAAACGCCCGATTTTACCTGGAAAAACACTATTGTACGAAGCTTGTATCCAGCACTTAGTATACGAATGTCTAAAGGAAATCGGATTTCCACAAGGCGCACCTCGTGTGTTGCGGTTAATCTCCTTACGTGATGATTCGATCGGATTTGCGATGGAACCGATCGAAGGCGCATGTACCTTAGATCGATATCTTGATTCCGCATCTCCTTCTTGCCTGTCTACAATCATTATTGATTGCCTTCTCCAATTATGTGCCATGATCTGGTATTTAGATCAACGAGTCGGGATCAATCATCGAGATCTGACTCCTAGTAACTTTCTAGTCACGGATCACCCTTCTCAGATCAAAATCCTGACAATCGAAAATGAAATCATTGATCTAACCTCTTCACGATCACTAACCTTGATCGATTTCGGGTTTTCCTGTCTTGGATCCACCAATACCCATGTTTCTGAATTATCACTTAGTACGGTATATCCTGCTACCGACCCCTGTCCAAAGGAGGGACGCGATATGTACCTATTCTTAGGACTGCTGTATATTGATTATCATTCCCGTCTTCCTTCTCAGCTAAAAGTGTTGTTTGAATCCTGGCTCCAGGAACCTGGATCGAATCTATGTCGTTTCATGCGGATGGATAAAGAAAGCTCAAAGAAATGGTTGTATTTTATGGTAGGAAATGATACAATCACCCGTTTTCATTCTAAGCCGTCGCGTATTGTTGCGGATCTACAAGCATTGATGTGATCTTATTTTAGAACAACATTGTAATAAAACAGCATTTTACTCTTGATATAATCCGAAAATAGAACATACGTAAACGTAAACGCTGTCGCAGATCCAAGTTCTTTTACGAGATGATGATCAAATCCTTGATAACCATCTAGGGGAAACGGTACGAGTCCTACAAGATTACGTGCGAAATATATTGCGATACCGTAAATCCATAGTGCCAATATGAACTCTAGCGTCAAACGTGGCTTCTTTTTCTTGATCTCATCCGTTGAATCAAACTGACCCATTAGATAATCCGTAAGCTTAGCAAATATCAGCGCTACGAATACGTACAGTACATTGATGTAACCAATGTCAAGGAGTTTAATGCCTCTCATGAGGAGATCCTCGCCCAGTGTCTGTTTCATTTCTACTGTATGAATGCGATTTAAAGACATGTGTCTTATTTATCATAATATGGCATTTGTACAAGCAATGAACTCCCATCACGCAAAAGGCGTGAACGGTGCCGATGTATACACGGAGACGGGTGATGCTCGTCTGACGCTCTTTACCATGCTCAATCGTGGTCTGGAAGAGAGCTATCTCCAGACCTACGTAGAGGAAGTGATTAATCACAATTCATGGGAGGAGAGTCGCGATCTGTTTGTGATGGCGTTTCAGACTCGCGATATTCGTGGCGGAAAAGGTGAGAAGAAGCTGTTCTATCAGTTTATGAAGACACTTCACAAGTTTCATCCTAATACGACACGCCGCATGTTGCAGCTGGTTCCTGAGTACGGTTGCTGGCGTGACATGTGGGCGTTATGGCTGAAGATTCCTGAGCTCAACCAGGATATCATGGATATCGTATACGACCAGTTTATGGAGGATTTGTCCAATGCTGCGTCAGGTGAAACCAAGTCCATGTCACTCTTGGCCAAGTGGCTGCCTCGTGAGAAGTCCG